CTCTATCACGTCGCCAAGCAACTGCGCAGCCTGCGCATGCAAGTCGTTCACGCTGATGTTGATTGCCACGTCACGCTGTCTCGTATCGTACTGCGCGTTCAGCTTGCTCGCCATCCACTTGTCCGTGTCCACTTGCAAGCGCGCCACGTTGACGTTGTCACGTTCAGCAAGCTGCGCCGTCTCCAGCGCACGCTCAGCGTAAAAGTGGCCAGCCTCAAGTTGCGCAGCCTGATAGCGTCCACGCCGCCCGTCGCTTGCGTCAAGCCACTTCGCCCACAACTTATGACCTATGTTGAAGTCACGCTTGATTGATGCCAGCGACACGCCGCTTGCGATGCGCTCGAAGATCTCGTCCTCTCCGAGCTTTTCCAGCGCCATAATCTTTGCCTTGCCGACCTCACCCACCACTGACCATCTCCCCCGCCAGCGCAGCGTACCCGCACATGTCGATCCAGTTATCCATCTTCTGCGGTGACGCGCGTGACCTGCTTACCTTCAGCAACACCATCATCGCACAGACGTCCGCCTCGCTCACAGGCTGACCGAGGTAAGTTGACCACATGCTCGCAATCCTTCCAAAGCTCTCCTTCGCCTCGCCGTAGTCGTTGTTGCGATCATGCGTCGTGATGTCTGCCGCCTTCTCAAGTAACTCTGTCCTGTACATCCTTCTCTCCTTCACCATGGTATCTCGTCATTGATGTCACGGCTATGCTCTTCGCCGTTGCGAATTATACTCTTCACATGCGCTTTCGGGAAGGCACTGAATGCCTCGTCCAGAAACCGCGCGCTGAAGTCAGCGCAGAGCACCCTTGCCGCGTCGCTGAAGCTGTACACGATCCACTCTGGATACTTCTGCCGCAGCGACGCCCAGCCGTCGAGTGCGATGCACACGATGCGCCCGTCGTCCATCTCCATGCAGTATGCATCCTCATGCAGCGGATGATGCCCCGCGTCCAACGCAGCCTTCTCCAGCACGTCCCACGCTCTCAGAAGCTGCGTTGCGATGTCATGCGTCCGCTTCACGTCGTTTGCGTCCACCGCCTCACCCAGCGCCTCGTATGCCGCCTCAAAGCGGCCAGCGAGATCCGGAGCCACAAGTGACTGCAACCTATCGCCCCACTTACTCGTCTTCTCCCGCGCCTTCTCGTCGAGCGGTTTAAGCTGACCCCAGACTGCCGCCTTAATGACCTGCGCCTGATCGTCCACCCGCCCCATTGCGTCCCGCCCCCTCTGCTTTGCTTGCGTCGCGGTAACCCTTTTCTTTCTGATAGCCATGGTAATGATCCTCCTCCTTCCACAGTTCGTTTCCACCTAGTCCACAGTTACCACCACAGTTGCATATATATATGCAACAACTGTGGTGGAACTGAAAGTGGCCTCTTTTACCACAGTTCCGCAGTCTTCCACAGTTGAACTGTGGTAACTGTGGAACGTCCCACTCAGTGCTCCATCTCATCCTTGGCCCACTTTATTTGCTCTAGCATGGCATCACCCAGCAACGCCGCCTGCATGACGATGTCCTTGCACATCTCCAGAGTGAGCTCCGCCTGCTTCCGTCCGTACTGGTCAAAGTTTGACGGCAAATGCGCCTGCGCCCACATGATGCGCGCCATCCCATCCTCCTCGTCCCACACGATCTTGCCGATCAGAGGCGCGTTTTGAAGGCGCTCCATGTCTGGCCACTCTTCGACGTCAATGTCCACCGCCATCACTTGAGCTCCTTAAATGTAGATATGTTCCAATATGCCACTGGCTCCATGTCCTGTGGGTCGTTGCGGTTATTATGCCCGCCCCAATCCCACCTGACGCTTACGTTTTCCTCCGGCGGTATCCTACATATTCCCTTGGCGTCGTTCCACTGCACGACGAAGAAACACGGCAAACCGGTCGCCGCCGTTAAGTTATGCGCCGACTGTATTTTATGCATCCCCAGCATCATCGTGTCGTAGTGGTACATATTGACCTTTCGCCGCCGCATTTCGAAGAAGCCCACGCCCCTGCCGCCTCTCGTAGCAAAGTAGTCGAGGTGCAGCTTGATCGGCATTTTATACATCAGCAAGTCGTGACGCTCCGCCAGATAATCCGCCAGCGCCTGTTCGTTTTTACGGTCCTCTTCGCTTTCGTATATTGGCCTAGTCATTTAGCTGCGCCTCAAGTTCCTCGATCCGTCGCCGCATACGTTTTCCGTGCGCCGCTAAATGCTTTGTCACTTCCCATAAACCAATTATGTGCAGGGAAGCCTCGCGCGGCCAATAGTTAAGCCCATGCCCTTCCCCATATAAGCTATCGACGCCGTCCGCGACTTCCAAGCTGTCATCAAACAGCCTTACGCGCCCATACCAATACTCGAAATCTTTTGACATCACCCTATCTCCGTTCCACTGATCCATTCACCCACGACGACGCACTGCACGTCGCGCCCCGCACGTTTATCCGGCCACTCCTCCACGCTGAGCACGTTTGTCTCGACCCACTTGGCGAGTATCGCCTTTGCCCGCGCCTTTTCGTTTTTCTTGGCCACGTCAAGATCAAGCTGCACCGCCACCGCGTTGCCCGCCCAGTGCTTGGCGCGTGCATCCAACCGATACGGCTCCTCCCGTGACGCCGCCGCCCCGATCAGGCGCTGCACCTCCTGCGCGTCACGGGCGCTTACACCGTCGAATAAGTCGGGCATTTTAAACGGAATGCACACACCCACATATTCCCCGTTTGGTAGCTCCACGCCGTGCATACGTCGATACAGAGCCTTCGCGGCCGGAGGCGCCAAGTTGGACTTGCCGTCGTCCACACGGAATATGCCGAGGCTTTCGAGCTCGTTCACGCCCAGCTTCAGTGCGTCTTCTTGGCTGACCTTATTGATGATGCGCGCCGCACGCGCCGCCCCGATCAGCGAACCTGCGCCGCGGACGCTGTCGATTGTCGCGTCCTCGCCGTTTGACTTGCGTATGTGATGCGTTAGCACCACCGCCGCGTCGGTCTGGTCCGCGATCCACCGCGCCTGCGCCACGGCCGCGTTCATGGCGACGTTATCGTTTTCGTTGATGTCGTTGAACCCGACCCACGGGTCCAACATCACCAAGCCGATTTTGTTTTGCTTGATCCGCTCAATCATTTTCTCGGCAAGCTGGTCATTTGTCACGATGCCGTCGCGCGTTTGCTTGGCAAACTGTATCATCAGGTCGCGGCCCGCGTCTAGGAACAGGCGCCCGCGCAGTTCCTCTGGCTTGATGTTGTAGTGGATCATGATTGCCGCGAACCGTCGCTGCATTTCCTCGTAGGGATCTTCCCCGTTGATCACCCACACGTTGACCTGTTCATGCACCGGCTCCTCTAGCAGCGGACGGCAGAGGCATATGCTCGTCGCCTCCACGTTCTGCATGGACGTCTTTCCGGCGCCGCCCTGCGATGCCACGACGCTGACGTATCCGCGGATGTAGTGCGCGCCGTAGATCCAGCGCCGACGTGGGATGCTTGCCGGATCAACTGGCTCGTATGGCGTCGGCCAATTCATCTCCGCCTCCGCCGCCTCTTGCTGCGCTTGCTCGACCGGCTTGGCCAAGGATAGCGCCTCCCGCAGCTTCTCTTCACCGGCTTCGCGTAGGTAGTCGTTTGCGTCGGCGACGTTCTCCACGCCGAGCTCGTTGAAGCGCACGACGTAAACCGACGTGCTCCCGTCGCCGCGTATGACGTCGGCCACCTTGTCCACGTCGAGGTCAGGGTCCGCGCAGATCGTCACGTCGGACGCCCGTGGCGCGTTGTACGTGGCCATGCCGGCCTTGCCGAAGGTGCACACGATTGTCGCCTCCGCGTGCCCCTGCACCGCCTGCTTTACGCTGAGCGCATCCTCTGGCCCCTCGACCAAGATGATGGCGCCCCCGTCGTGCTCGTCGCCGATCCTCATTGAGTTGCCGGCGATCACGCCGCGTGAGTATTTCGTGATGCCTCTGTGCTCGCGCTTGTTTCCCTCCGCCGTGATGAGCACTGCCTGTATGCCCTGCACCTCTCCGGCTTCATCCAGCGCGGGAAAGAGTATCGCTGGCCCGTCGTATACGTTTGGGCTGAACCTTGCGGCGCCCACCGCGGCAGACGCGCGCAAGCCGCGATTGTTTAGGTAAAGTAATGCAGGACGCACTGCGTCCTTACTTTCTCTAGAAATCGGGACACCTCCCTCCCACGCCTTGCGCGCCTTGTCGATCTTGTCCTTGCGCGTTTCCTCGTCGCGTGTGAGCATTTCCTTGCTGGCCAGCTTGCCTATGAGACGGTCAAACTCGCTGGCCGTGAATGGCTTTGCGTCGCTGTCTTCGAGCACCTTGGGGTTTTCCCCGCCGCGCTTGAAGCCGCTGCCGATTGTGGCTTTGATTTCGATGTCGTGCAGCCCGACCTGCTTTGCCGCTGCGTGCAGATCTATGATGGCCGCGTCTATGTTTGACGGCGCCAAGTGCGCGTGGCGCCCCAGCGTGTACGCCGCCTTGTTGAGCATTTCGTTGCGCCCGCCTTTTATGGTTGTGAGCATTTCGCTGACGGTGCTTTCACGCACTTTGCTGAAGTATGCCTCGCTCATTCTTCTCTCTCCGTTGGCTGTTTATACGGCGCCGGACGCCTGCTACGAGCACATGTCCGGCGCCGCCCTGCCTTACCTAAAAGCCAAAGTTATCGTCACTGGACGCTGGCGCCGCGGGCGCTGGTGCTGGTGCAGGCGCTGCGACGGGCTCGCCCGTAGGCTTATTGATCCAAGTGCGGATGTTAAAGCCGACGTCGTAAGACGTGCCCTTGCCGACGACGACAGGCGTAGAGCTTGTGATCTGCACCACTGGCACCATGCCCTGCGTAAACTCTGGCGCCTGTTCCGCCTTGTTGTACAGCTTGGCGATAAACTGACCCAAGCCAAAGCTGTTGCCACTCATGGACGCCTCGCGCCCGTCACTGAGCCAGCATTTCACCTCGAAACCATTCTTGTGGCTATCGCTTGGCTTGGCAATTTGCTGGCTTGGGCTTGGCCACGGCACCCAATCCCGCACGCCGACGTCGATATGCAGCCACCCGAACACGACCTCCTTAATGTCGATGGCGAAGCCGCGGTCCATGTCGATGGCGACGTCAACGCCGTCGTCCTTATAGTACCAGCGGTTTTGTGGTAAGTTTGAGCGAATGAAAAGCTCGCCGCCCGTGTTGTCACTTCCGAAAGATATTGGCATGTTTGTCTCCTTGACTAAGTTGCCGAAAATTTGAACGCATAGGGCGGGATTTGCAGCGTCTGTAGTTCGCCGTAGTCATAGCCCCACACGCCCGTGTGTTGCGCCGTGGCATACGCCGCCAGCGCGTACTCGACCGCATGATGCCCTTCCTCAAGGGACAAGAGGTCCAGTTCGTATACGCCCACTTTGTAGGGCGCTTTCTTTTGCACCGCGATGAAGATGAAGCGGTCTATTTCATGGCCGTCAAAGGCCATGCATCTGCGGTAAAATTGATCCTGTATGTGATAGCCAAAGTTCGCCGCCTGCTTCGCAAAGCCCGCCGGTGAGCTATCGATGGTCGTCTTGACGTCGATCAGCGCCGCGATGTCCTTGCGCCATGCGTCTGGCCGGCAGCGCATGTTGACGTTGGTGTTCGCGTCGATTGCAAACACGCTGGCTTCGCAGACCAAGTCGCCGCTGAGCAACGCCGCCGCCGCGGCATTTGCGCGCACGGCGTCCGCCATATTCTTGGCCAAGGCGTAATCGCTTTCGGTCAACAGTATTGCGCCCGCCGCGTCCGCTTCGTCCTTGGCGTCGGTCCACGCCTTACCCCTGCGCGTTTCTGGTCCGCACCAAACGGTGTTGCTGCGGTGCGGCTCCAAGATCAGAGTGTGCGTGGCGCTGCCTACGTCTAAGGCTGGGCTTGGCTGGTACTCGCCGTACTTGAAGTCGGCCAAACTTTCCATGGCGATCTTCTTGGCGCCTGACGCGCTCAGCGATGGGTCGAGGTGATACTCCTCGTTTGACATGTCATAGACGACCGTCATTGCGTTCCTCCTCCGTATAGCGCGATAAGCAGAGCCTCCGCGCGGTGTTCATCTTTCTTGCGCTTCAGCCTTTCCGCTTGCTTTGGAAACCACTGCACCGCCAGACGTCTTGCCGCGTCCTTATCCTTGGGTAAGTTCATAGACCGCTTCCACGTTGACGGTGTCACAATCGTGTAGGGTATACTCGACAGTGCCACGGCTGCGACGATCTGTCCATATGCAAAGCCCAGCTTAAAGGTGCTTGACACGCCCTGCTTGGGCATCGCTTGCTGCTTTTCGATGTAGACGTGATCGACGGTGCCTGCGCTGTTGAGTATTGCGGCAAGCTCATGCACGTCAACGCCGCCCTCGTCAAACGTGGGCAGGTCGTGCACTTCGGACCAGTCGCCGTTCATCAGCGCCACGCCGCCTGTGCGGTATCCGCAATCAATACCGACGATCATCGAAGCTGTACCCCGCGTCTGAGAGTAAGTCTTTAAGCGCCAACTCGACCAGCAATGACATGCTCATGCGGCTTGTCTCGCTGTACTTCTGAAGCGCCTCATATACGTCCTCGCGTATGCGCGGACCAATCTGCTTTAAATCTTGCATGGTAGATCTCCTTTAGCACCGTGTTAACGTAGTGTTGGCGGATAAGCAAGGGGCGCCGTAGCGCCCCGTGTTGATTATGCTAATTCGGCAGATAATTTTGCAATGACTTCAGCTTTTGTGTCGGCTCGGCAGATTTTGCGGTTCATGCCGTGTGCTGTATCTGTTGCAATCCAGTAGAAGCCCAACTTAAAAACCTCAATATGTTCGTGACCTTTTACAACCCATCCGGCTGTAGAAGAACCAAAGCCGTTGCCGTTCCATTGTGCTGCGGTTTTTTTGGTAAGTGCGATCATCTTCTCTCTCCTTTGTTCCTTCCCCATCTTGTTAACAAATAGTTAACACATGTGCAAGCCCTTTCGAGCACTTTTTCTGAAAAAGTTTTTATGGTAAAAAGGATAAAAAAGAGGCGCATATGATTGACATGATAGAACCTATTTTACGTTGGCTAGTTGCGCCCCTTGTGGCGGTCGTCTGGTATTTGTTTAACCGCACCAATAAGAACACGACCGACGTTGCCGTGTTGAACGCCAAGCTCGAAGCGCAGAGCCGTAATTTCGACGAAATGCGCGACACGATTAAAGCAATATTCAAAAAGCTCGACAGCATAGAGCACTCGCTGCGCAAGTAGTGTGCACGCTGGTTGCCATCCTGTGGGG